CTGCAAGCGGCCATCGTCGACAAGATGACCGCCGGGCTCGATGCCGCCGAGGCCGCCAAAATGTCCATCAAGCTCACGGCTATGGAAGCCGTCGAGCTGGAGCGCCTGGCCAAAAACGAGGAAGCCGAAAGAATCAGGAAGCGGCGGGAGGAGCGTGACAAAGACATTGAGTCTCTGAAAACCGGCTTCAAGACCCCGGTTGTCGTCACCGAGGCCAATGTCAGTCAGTTCTTGCTGGGCTGTACTTATGCGACCGGGGTCCTGGCGGCCGGTGCGGCTCACACCTCCCGCGGTCTCACTTTTTCCCTGGGCGCCGATGCCAAATACGTTGCGACGCTGGGTGCGCAGTCGGCTGATATCACCGGCCGTGATGCCACTGGCAAACTGACCCTTGACCTTGATGCCGCAGCTGAAGTGGCGATGCGGGGTGCGATCGACGCCAATACTTTGGTATCGGTTGGCATGGTGCTGGGGCTAGTCGAAGGCTATAAGGTACTGACTTTCCTGCCGGCCTGTCAGCGGACCAATCCCAAAACCGAAGACGTGGAAGGCCGGGCCATGATGGCCATGGACCTGCGGTTGATCCCGCTGGCCGGTAACGACGAGATCCGGCTGGTCTTGCTCTAAACAGCAGTCTTTTAGTTTGGTAGGTGTTTAGGCTTTTAGCTAACAGACTAAACACCTACCAACTAACCAACCTATTTTATAACGGAGTATTAAGTCATGTTCAAACTGCAACCAAACCCGACCTTCTGGGCTCCAGTTTCCATCTCCATCCCCGGCGAGGCTGAGGAAGGTACAATCGAGATTGAATTCAAGCACAAGACCAAAAAAGAACTGGCGGCCTACCTCCGGCCCGCCCCCACGAAGGCAGCGGCCAAGGGAGCAGACAAGCCTGCCGATCCTGACGCCGTGGCCAAAAAAGACCTGGCTGACATGCTGTCGATCGTTGCCGACTGGAAGGGGCTTGACGCTCCATTTACCGCCGACAATATGGCCAGCCTGATCGAAAGCTACCACGGCGCTGCCCAGGCCATCATCGGGGCCTACCTCGCGGCGCTCCTGGAGAGACGGCAAAAAAACTGACAGACGCCGCCCGTCGTCTGGCCGGCAAAGACGTGGTGGTGCAGATGGATGAAGAGGCCCTGGCTGCAGCAGCGGCCCTGGGTATGCCGAAAGAAGAGCTGGCCGCGCGGCGCCTTGCGGCCAAAAAGGCGGCGGAGCAGGCGGTCCTGGCGGTGTGGCCGGAAAACTGGCGGCCACTGCTGCTGGCCATTGCCATGCAGACGCAGGTGCGGGTGACGATGAATGGGGCCATCGGTTTTGATTATACGGCCCTGCCGGTGGTTGAGGCCTTAATCGACTGCCCCGCCCCGGAAGATAAGACGGACCGGGCGGCGGAGTTCGACGCCTTCCGCTGCATAGAACGGATACTGTTTAGCAAGGATTAATTAAAAATAAAAGGACGGTCATGGCCTCAAAAAACGAGATAAAAGTCATCCTCACCGCTGACAGCAGCAACCTGGAGGCCAAGACCAAGTCCGCCACCGCCGCCATCAAAACCGTCGGCCCGGCCGGCCAGACCGCCTCTGCCGGGTTGAATGCCATGAAGGTGGCAGCCCTGGGCTCTATCGCCGGGTTGACCCTGCTGGCCGGTAAGGCCGTCAAGGATGTGGCCATGATGAACGCCAGGTATGAAACCCTGGGCGTAGTCATGAATGTCGTCGGCCGCAATGCCGGCTACTCCGCCAAGGAGATGGCCGGGTTTACTCTGGAGCTGCAGAAAAACGGCATCGCCATGATCGAGAGCCGCTCGGCCGTCACCAAGATGGCGGCGGCCCATCTCGATGTATCCAAATCCGCGGAGCTGGCCAGAATAGCCCAGGATGCGGCGGTCATCGGCAATATCAATTCGTCGGAATCGTTTGACCGGATGATTACCGGCATCCAAACGATGAACCCCATGATATTGAGGGCGATAGGTCTTGAGGTGCAATTCGGAGCAGCGGAGGACAAATTAGCAAAGTCTCTAGGTAAGACATCTGATTCATTATCTGTCTCTGAAAAAATGCTGGCACGGACAAACGCGGTCATGGAAGCCGGCACCTCGATTGCCGGGACCTATGAGGCCTCCATGGGCACCGCCGGCAAGATGATGGGTTCCCTGACGCGGTACACTGATAACTTGGCGACGCGGCTCGGTACTCTGTTCGGGCCGGCCTTGACCCTGCTGGTCGAGGAGTATACCGAGGCCCTGAAGGAAGCAGAAAAGGCCACCAAGGACAACGACGCGGCGGTTAAGGGCTGGGGGCTGACTCTCAGGAATGTGCTCGTGGATGTGCAGAGGGGTACGCTCGAAGATGCGGAGACTCTTAACACCTTTTTTGCCGATGTGGAAAGGGGGTGGGACCGCATCACCTATTGGATTGCTATCCAGACCGTCGAGATCAAGACGATCTGGTCCGCCACCATCAACGACCTCACTAATACCTACGCCTCGTTTCTGGACCTGGTGGCCGATGGCTATGACCTGATTCCGGGTATGAAGGGAGCAGCCTTCGACAAACGGGTGGCCGCGGCTTCCATGATGAAGCCGGTCGATGCCGCTGTCAAGGCCAGAGACGCAGAGGTGGCCCGACTCAAGGCCGCGCATGTCAGGCAAATGGCGATCCTGGACGATGTAGAGGCCCAGGGCAAGCAGGAGCACGCCGACAAGCTGGCCGCCCTCAATGACAAGATTGCCCTGTTGGACGCCCCGGTGATCTCAGCCGAGAAGGTAAAGAGAAAGCTGGAAGTGGCCGGCGCCACTGACGCGGAGACAACGGCCAAGGAGAAAGCGGCGAAGGCTGCAGAAAAAGCTGCCGCCCAATCCGCCAAGGCGTACGAAGCCACCCTCGATAAGCTGATGCCATTGCGGGTCGAACAGCGCGAATACAACGAGGCCCTGGCCGCCCTCGACCAGATGGATCCGAGCCATGCCACGGCTGAATACACTATTGCCCTGGGACGGCTCAACGCCGGGACGACGGCGGCGATTGAGCGCCAGCGGCAGCTGGCAGATGACATCCAGTGGGTAAAAGCGGCGACCGCATCCTACCGGGAAGTGGTGATCTCGACCATGTCCGAGGAAGAGCAGGCCGTCATTAGCGTTACCGATAGCTATCGGGATAAGCAGGCCGCGGTTGTCGATATGATGACCGCGGGTCTAGATGCTGCCGAGGCTGCCAAGATGTCTATCAAGCTGACGGCTATGGAAGCCGTCGAGCAGGAGCGCCTGGCCAAAAACGAGGAGGCCGAAAGAATCAGGAAGCGGCGGGAGGAGCGTGACAAAGACATTGAGTCTCTGAAAAAGAGCAGTTCCGTCCTGGCTGGTTTTACGGCCGGAGTCATGGATCTCCAGGACAATATGCACACCCTGGGGCAGGTCGGGGCCGATGCCTTTACAGCGATCAGCGGCGGGGTTACTGCCAGCATCTCCACATCGCTTAAATACATGGCCCATGGTCTCAGCGACGCCAAGGAGTTGTTGGCGGAATCGCGGGACGACTCGATTGCCGCAGCCGACCAGGCCAACCAGGAGATGCTGGCTGATCTGGAGCGCTCGTTTGCCGAGGGCACCATCTCCGCTGAGGACTACGAGAAGAAAAAGACCGGCATCTTGGAGAACTACACCAAATCCCGCCAGCGGATCCAGGAGGACTATAACAAGGGCGTAATCGAGGCTGAGAAAAAACTCGGCAAGGATATTGGTAATATCTGGACCGGCGTGCTCGACTCTATGCTCGACTCTGTGGCACAATGGATGTCGGATCTGGCCATTGAATTCATCATGAAGGATATTGCCGCCCCGGCCTTAAGCTCCCTGGGCCTCAACATTGATGGTTTGCTCAGCGGCCCGAAAGGTTCGGCTGGAGATCCGTTCTTTGTCAACGTGTTGAACGGCGGCGTGGGTGGCGGTGACGGTAAGTTTGTCAACCAGGCAGGACAAGCCGTCAGCATGGCGGAAGCGTTGGCTGATACCGCCTCGCTGATCTCCAACGCCTCCGCAACTTTTAGCACCTCGGCTGATTATATGGCCTCCGATGCCGGCTGGGGCAGTGCTGCTACTGAGCAACTATACGGCAAGGATTACGCCTCGTCCTGGGACAGCGCCGCTATCTCTAACTCCTTTTGGTCTGGTACCGCTGCCACCGGTTTGGAAAACTCGCTGGCTACCGCTTCATCCGCCCTGACTGACAGCTCATCGGCCCTGCTTAATACCTCCCAGAGTATGGCGGATTTTGACCGCAAATTAAATATTGAATACGGGGCCCTGCCCGAGAATTACAAAGCTGCCAATACCGTTTCTGATTTCCTTACCGAGGTCAAACCCTACCTGCAGGGCGCGTCGGCGGTGATGGCCGGGTACAGCGCTTACAATCAATTTAAAAGCGGTGATGAGGTCGGCGGTTCGGTCTCGGCCATTGGTTCAGCTTCCAGCCTGGCTCAGGCCGGCCAGAGCGCCGGTCTGTACAATATGGGGGCAACCGGGGCCGGAGTAGTCGGGGCCGCAGGCGTTGTCGGCAGCGCTTATGGTTTGTACAAGGGCATTGACTCTATGCTTGAGGATGGTGTCACCCTGCAAAACGGCATTTCGACCGCCCTGTCGGCCTATTCGATGTACACCTCGGCTTCCGCTGCTTACGTCGGCATGACGGGGGGCACTGCCTTTACCGGGGCTGGAGCACTGGGGCCGGCAATTGTTGATGCGATAACTGCAGCTGGTACTTACGTCAGTGGCTTGGCTGGCGGAGCCGGAGGCGGTACTGGTGGCGTAGTCGGCGGAACGGTTGGGGCCACGGGTGGTACAGTTGGCGGAACGTCAGGCGTAGTCGGCGGGGCAACAGGTGGCGCAACAGGCGGGGCAGTCGGCGGCGGTAGTGGAGCCGCGACGGGAACAGCAGGGGCAGTTGGGGGAGTAGTCGGCGGCGTCGTGGCTGCCGGTGTCGTGTTCATGGCATCAAAGGTGGCTGAAACTATTATCGACAACATGCAGACCAAAGGCAACCACGAGCAGCTGCTGACCACCAGCAACGGCGGTGCCTGGGAGTACGCTAAAAATCTCGACAATAATATGGGCAACCTTCACGGTATTATTGAAGGTTCTGCCCGGGCCGCATTTGATCGCATTCAGGACAGCGTCCCCACGGCCCAGGCCATCGAAGGTTTTCGCGGCGGCATCGATGTCCTCACCAACTCCTTTAACACCGGCTCGGCTGAATTATATCGGGCGCTGGAATCAGGGGCCATCTCCTACGAGCAATATGTCGAAAAGGTGGCCGGCAAGGATGTAGCCGGTGAAAAGGCCGCGGAGATGCAGGCCCTGGCCAGTCAAGCGGCGCAAGGTTCGATTGAAGCTCTGGCTGCCCTCAAGACCAAGCTGGTAGAGGTCGGGGTGGAAGGCTATGCCGCCGCCGAAGCAGCCGTGGCGATGACCTCCGCCGCCGAAGCGCAGACCAGCGGTTTTGTCACTTCGACCAGCGGCCTGCAGGCGCTGATGCAGACCGCTGACCTCTGGATTGATAAGGTAGCGCTCCAGGATGTGGCTTTTGAGAAATCAATGGCGATGCATGCCACGGCTGTTGAGGTGTTAGCGACAAGAAATAAGGAGTCTTTTGCTTCCCTGGAAAAGGATTTCGAAGCATTAGGCATGTCGGAGGAAAAAGCTACTGATTCAGCCCTTAGAATGATTGAGGCAGTAGATCAAGGCGGTGCTGGTTTTGCTGCCATGACCACTGCCGTCACCGATAATGTCGCCTTTATGGGCGAACTTACCGGCCGGACCCTGGCAGATATCCAGCAGGGCTTAGTGGCGGATCTGGCAGCTACCTCTGCCGCTATGGAGGTTATAGGCGATACCTACGATGTGTCTGAGGGGGCCGAACATTTTGCCGCGGTCATGACCAAAGCGGCTGAAGATTATGCCTATGCCCTAAAGACGGTAGGGAAGATAGCGGCCGATTCGGTTCATCCCCTGGGGTCGTTGGCTTACTCTTTACAGGAGCTGGCCGGGTTTGATGCCTACGGCATGGCTAATGCCTTTAATAGTCTCTACCATGCAGCTCAACCACCAGCTCCACTAGTTCAGCAGTACGCCTCCGGAGGTGTCGTCGGCGGGCTGCTGCAGGGCGGCTCCGGTCGGGTTGATGATCTCTATATGGGCACCGTTAACGGCCGCACCCAGATTGCGATGGGCGGCGAATATTTCATGCCCCCGGCCCAGACGCAAAAGCATTTACCGCTGCTGGAGGCCATCCGGGCCGATAAGTTTTCCATAGGCGGCCTGGTGGCCGGGGTTATTGGTGCGAACGGGGCCAGAACTACAGTTACTGCCGCCAGCGTCGCTGCCTTACCGCCCATGATCGGCAGCGCCCTGTCCGAGCTGGCCAAGATCATGCAGCCTATTCGGGCCATCGTCGCCGGCACCCAAGAGTACGGCCTGGCTCTCCAGGACCTGAAAAATCAATACCGTGAGACCTACGATAAGGCCAAGGAGGCCAAGGCCAGCGAAGCTGATTTAATCCTGATCCGGAAGGCTCAGGTCGTGGAATTGGCAGCGCTGGCAGCCGCGCATAAGCAGGAAACCGCCGGCATGCTCACCCCCTATCGGCAGCTGAGCGCCGGGATGACCGACTATCGCATCAGCCTGGCTGATCTGGCGGTTAAATATAAAGAGGCCCTGCAGACGGGCCGGGACTTGGGCTTGTCCGAGGCGCAATTAAATGTGATCCGCCAGGCGCAAACCGTGGAGACAACCAGGCTGACGGCTGATCATGGCCGGGCGGTTGTCGATATGCTGACCCCGTACCGCCAGCTTAATGCCGGTATGTCGGACTATCGGATCGGGCTGGCCGACCTGAAAACCAAGTACGCCGCGGCCCTTCTGGCTGGCCGGGATCTGGGCCTGTCCGAGTCGCAGCTCAAAGAGATCCGCATGGCCCAGGGTGTAGAAACTCGGCAGTATGCGGAAGATCTGAAGAAACCGTTTTTAGAGTCGGCCCGCGAGTTGATCGCCACCAACGGCATGACCGACTACCAGAAGCAGATGCGGGAGATCAATGAGCGCTACACGGAAGGCATCATCACGATGCGGGAAGCGGGGGCGACTATTGGCGAAGTGACCACCATGGACAAGGCGCGGGCCATCGAACTGGCCAAGTTAAAACGCGGCTCTTTAAATGAGAACGATTACGCCACCAGGGTCGATTACGAACGGGCCTTGTACCACCTGCCGTCCTTTGCCGTCGGCACCGACTATGTACCCCGGGATATGGTGGCCATGATCCACCAGGGGGAACGCATTACCCCGGCTAAATACAACCAGCGGGCCGATGAAAGTGTGGCGGATTTAAAGAATGAAATAAAACTGTTAAGGGCTGAGCTGAAGGCCCAGAATGAGGCCAACTTGAGAAACACCGGCATAATGGCGCGGATCTTCGACCAGTGGGAACACGACGGCATGCCGGAGGTGCGCACCGCATGAAAATAATCAAACCGATTCCTATCAATCACCATAATCTAATATCTTCAAACATTCCAATCGATGATTATGGGGCCGCTGCCTACGACGCAGCAACCACCTACGCCGCCGGAACCAAAGTTCTTTATATTTTGGAAGCTTCAGTAACAGGGCTTGACGGGTCTATATTTTATATCTCTAGCCACAGGGTCTATGAGTCTAAAGTAGCTGGTAATGTTGGCAACGCGGTGTCAGATACTGATTTCTGGCTGGATCTAGGTCCGGTCAACCGCTGGAAAATGTTTGATCAAGCCGTAGGAACGCAGACGTTTAGCGATATCGACTTTGATCCCCTCTTTGAGGACCCTCAGGACAATATCGCAGTAGTCATAAAGCCCGGGGCTATTAACGCCCTGGTCCTGTTAGATTGCGATGCCACCGAAGTTACTATTACCATGACCGATCCAGTTGAAGGCCTAGTTTACGAGGAGACTATTGATCTGGCCCTCAATACCCATATAGTCGACGCCTACACCTATTTTTTCGAACCTATTATCCTTAAAGATGCCGTGGTTTTGCTGGGCTTACCTCAATACGCCAATGCGGAAATAGCCGTCACTATTACCTACGCCTCAGACCACGTGGCCAAGTGCGGTACTTTGGCAGTTGGTTTAATTACTGATATTGGGGCTACGCAGTTAAGTCCAACCGTCGGCTTTGACTCCTACTCAAAAATTGAGCGGGATCCATTCGGGGTCATGACCGTCCTGCCTCGAGGCTACTCAAAAAAATTATCTTGTCAGTTGAGTATCCCCGCTGGCAGTGTCGATGTGGTGATGAGGAAGTTTACGGAAGTCAAAGATTTGCCGGTTATATGGATAGGAGTTGATGCCGGCTACTCCAGTATGATTGTGTACGGTATCGTCAAATCCTGCCCCATTACCATCGCTTATGTAACTCACAGTATTTGTAACTTAGAAATAGAGGGTTTTGTATAATGACTATCCAAATAACACCATTGACCGAACCTACCCCTTCCCGGAAGGCCCCAGGCTTTTTTACTGAGCGCATGGACCAGACGCTTTCCGAACTGCCGGCCGCTTTTACACAGATGAATGCGCTGATCGTCGAGATGAACGCCCTGGCGGCTGCGGCCGGTTATCCTAATGCTGCCGCCCTGGCTGCGGCCATAGCCGATATCATCGATGCTTCCCTAACTAAAAACGTCTTAGCCGACGCTGATCTGTTTGAGCTCCGGAACTCCGTGGATGGGGAGCTATGGAATATAACCTGGGCGTTACTCAAGACCAATATCCTGGCCTGCATCGCCGCCCTTGATTCCGGCTGGTTTGCGCTGACCCTGGAAAACGGCTTTACCAA